TGGCTCCCGCTGCACCAACACAATCAGGTCAAGCAATGAGTCCGGCAGACTCACTTTGTGCCTACCAAGTTTTGTTCGAACAACACCAGTATCGTTTTTCTCCATGCTGCTTCCCATAGCTCCTTCCTTTCCCCGTAGTCCAGTTTTGATCCCTGATCAATGTTGTGGTGACACGACACACACAGAGCAGCGACATAGCAGTCATGCGCTTTCATTGCCATGCCTTTGCCGTACTCTGACCAGTTAGCATGAGCAGCTTGAGTCTCGTTCTCCTTGCCACACAACTGACAAGGCAGACTGGCGACTGCTCTAAGCAGTGGTTTGCTCCGATACATCAAAAAAGAACCTCCTGTTCTAAACGCTGAACCCACTTTCCAGCGGGATTGTTTGCATTCACTCGCTTTGCCATGCATCCAGCGCAGAACGTGTTTCCAGAGTGATTGACTGCAACATTTGTGGAATCTGCACTGGCAAGCGGATACTCTGTCTGACCAAGCATTCTTAAACCATGAACCCAAGGAAGCCTGTTAAAAGTTCTATCAAGAGCGTTGAAAGCCTCATCCATCCTTGCTGACCACTTTGGACTACCAACTTGCCAATACTCTCCAGCTGATCCAAAACAAACCCTGCCCCACTGATCGGCAAGCTCCAAAAGGTAGTCAATAGGCAACCCAAGATGCCATACAGGAATCCCGAGAGACTTAGGGAATGGCCATGTCTTAACCATTTCCTTCTGCTGCTCGACAGTTCCGTCTATGACATCTGGCACAACTGCCCAATGCGGATGACCAAGCAAAGGATCAACCCACTCGTAAAATCCATCTAAATCAAACGGTACTCCTCTTGTTTTGCAACTGAATGCGCCGTTATCAAACATGATGCTTTGTCCAATCTGCAAGCATTTACGCAATGAGTCTGGACGGAAATACGACACACAGAAGTGTTGACCAACCATTGAGTCCAAAGCAATCAACGGCGTGATTGGTGTCCCGTGGTAATGGATCATTTTCTCAGCATCCATGACCACAGTGCGCCACCGACAACCTTGGCAGCAAACTGAAGCAAAACAATTGCTGGCATCAGCGAACCGAATGCAATAGTTGGGAAAATTAGTGAGTCAACCGCAGCACCAGCTGCATTGGAAGCATTGCTCTTTATCAACCACTGTTTGGAAACCAGTCGTTGATACACGAATGCGTCAACCAATCCAGCAGCAATGAATGCAATCACAGAAGCAATAGCAATGTTGATTGAAGCCGGATTAAGCACAAACGAAATAGCTCCAGCACCAACAATCAGCGCAAACATCTTTGACCACAAATGCTCTTTCCACCGTTCGTGCAATTTGTCTCGTAAAGACAGATCAAGACCAATCAACAGAAACGCATTGATTGGACTAACCCAAGGCCCAAAATAAGACACAGACAAATTAGCCAACACCAATGCACACAGATAGATCAGAACCATGTCACGCTCCTTTGTTGTACCAACGCAAAATTTCAGCCTGTAACTCCTCTCGACCACCCATCCCGCGAGCCTTCTCTACAAGCTCCAGGTAGGCTTTCCTGCGCTCTTTTTTCATCCGCAACACAAACTGAGCCTCGCAAAACAACACATATGCCCTGGAGTGCAGACCGACTATCGTTCCGTCTGGTAAATACTTGGCAACTGCATGATCGTGTCTCTCTCCACACGCATCGCAGACAAGGATTCCGTCCAAGTCAAGCCTCTCTCCGTTGCCCATGCAATCACCTGCTCCACATACTCCGAGAATGCCGCGGTCGTCATCCCTGTCGTTGTCGGCTCCAACTCGACCATCTGCCCACCTGGAAGCTCTTTCATCCGTCCAGGCAGGAACAGAGTCTTAAAGTAGGTGTGCCATGTATCAGGATGATAAGTTTGACCACCCGGCATGACCTGCTCACTGATCGCTTGCAAGACTGCCCAATAGAGCGAGTTCTGAGCGGTTGAACGGTTAGGTTTGGAGATCGACACCACCCAACCCGGTTTCGCGGCTTGGACAGCCTCTAAAGCCCTCCTACGAGCATCCTCGTTTGTCAGCGGGATCAGCATAGTTCCTCCACCTTGCACTGCCAGCGGTTGCCTTCCTTGTACCAGCCATGAATCTGGACTCTCCACCCTGCGCGAACCATCTCAGGATATGCATCAGAGTCCTGGATCTTGTGTCTGCGGCTGCTCATGTTGGACTTGCTGGTGACCTGCACTGCAATGGTTTCACCAGCACCTATGGCAAGAATGTCGATACATCCAAACAGGTCATGCTTGCGCTTCGTGAAAGCGTTGTAATGCTCGACAACAGCCACACGGTAGCCATCACCCTCAAGCTGCCACTTGCTTCGTACTGTCAGTGTTGTCATTGAAAAACCCCGGAACAAGCCACTCTTTGCGAACCTTGCCACCAGTCAACTCCTCGATCTGGAGCGCCCTGGGTAGCGGGACACGGCCAGCTTTCCTCCATGAGTACAGGTTCTGACGGTGGAGCTTGAGAGCGATACAGAGCTTGCCCTTGCCGCCAACGATGGCAGCAGCGTAGTCGAGAGCGTTAGAGACATTCATTGTGTTACCTCCTGTCGACATTACAACACATTGCCAATCGCTTGACAAGCACAACAGACTGGTTTACACTGGCTTCACCTTAACAGGAGCAAACATGGAAAACGATCAAGACCGTTGGGAGTACGAGGTTCAGCGCCACCAGGAGATGGACGACCTGAAGCAGAAGGTGATCGATGCTCTGCTGTGGGCTATCTCGTTCTCGCTGCTGATGCTGTTGTTCTGGCTTGCACTGGCAGCATGATCAACGATCCCAACTTCGTCTGGAGAAGTAGCGCCGCCACAGACGTAACAATCACATGGCGCAAGTTTGGTTGGACACCCATCTCAGAAAGGACAGACCATGAAGCAGATCGCATCCGCGCTCGTCAAAGCACAGCGCGAGTTTGGGCCAGCGTTGAAGACTTCCAGAAACCCTCACTTCAAGAGCAAGTACGCTGACCTCTCAGCAGTCGTAGAGGCTGTCATTGACGGTCTAAACAACAACGGGATCGCTCTGATCCAGCAGACGCATGAGTGCGAGTCTGGTGTCATCGTCGAGACTCTGCTGATCCATGAGTCCGGTGAGCAGATTAGCGGAGGTCGGCTCCACGTTCCTGCAAGCAAACAGGATGCTCAAGGCTACGGATCGGCTCTCACATACGCTAGAAGGTATAGCCTGATGGCAACCACTGGCATCGCCCCGGAAGATGATGACGGTAACGCTGCCAGCAAGAAACAGGATCTGAACCCTGAAGTGATCGCACAGATCATCCTCAACACTCAGACGATGGATGACCTCAAGTCCTGCTATGCAAAAGCCTTCAAGCAGTTCCAGGGTGATCAGGATGCTCTGGCAGTGATTGAGGACGCAAAGAACCGCAGGAAGGCTGAACTGATGGAGATCAAGTGATGAACTTACATATCCACAAAGTGATTTCTGTTGAGATTGATGCGATTGACACGCAAACAATTCCATCCGGGCAATACTCGACACGGAAGATCGTCGTCAAAACAACAAATGGACTTGAATTTGAACTAGTGCTTTTTGCAGAACTTCCGCAACACTTGGACGTAACGTCAGTCGAGCCTTACGATGAAGAACAGTCGCTCGACTACTTCAATCGCTATATCGCCGGAGATCGATGATGGAACAGCGCAGCCCAGAATGGTTCGCTGCGCGTCTCGGGTCAGTCACTGCATCCAGAGTATCGGATGCTCTGGCTGGCCCGGATACAGCAGCCAGACGCAACTACCTCGTCCAGCTTGTCACCGAGCGACTGACAGGCCAGCAGCAGGAGTCATTTACTAACGCAGCAATGCAGTGGGGAACAGACACAGAACCTCTTGCGCGTGTGGTGTATCAAGCCACACTGACAGGTGACTCGTTTGTATCGGATGCTCCGTTCGTGAAGCATCCGACTATCGAGTGGTTTGGCGCATCACCGGACGGGTATGTCGAAGACGGACTGGTCGAGATCAAGTGTCCAAACTCGACAACGCACATCGACTACCTGATGGCTGGCAAGGTTCCAACAAAGTACCAGAAGCAGATGCTGGCTCAACTTGCTTGCACAGGCAGGGAATGGTGCGACTTTGTGTCGTTCGATCCTAGAGTCCCAGAGCATCTTCAACTGTTTGTTGTGCGATTCCAACCAAAGAGAGAGGAGATCCAGAAGCTGGAAGAAGGAGTGATGAAGTTCTTGGATGAAGTCAACAAAGCAATGGAGGCTCTCAATGCCCGTCAAGTTTGATGTTGTAGCAGCGACTGGAACCTACACCGCTAAAGATGGTTCCGAGAAAAAGTCTTGGATGAAGATTGGATCAGTAATCCAGACACAGAAAGGTCTGAGCCTGAAGCTCAACGCTGTCCCTGTAGGATGGGATGGTTGGGCAATGCTGGCTGAACCGAAAGAAGCACCGAAACCAAAGGCAGACTATGATGACGATCCACCCTTCTGATCCAGACTGCCAAACAGAAAAGCAAGCCCTAGAGCTTGCTTTGGTATTGGATCAGGCTGAAATCTATCTGTGCAACAAATGCAACTGCTATCACATCCGAGCAATCACGGATGCAGCATTAGCAACGCTTGCCGACGAACATCAGTGACACGGCGCTCCCAACCTCGACCGAATGTGTCCCAGGTTGGGAGTTCCTGCAAGAACTTCAGCCTAGCAGCACAGTAAGCATCAATGACCTGGCGCGCATCAGCAGCGTTTATAGCCTTCATCGTCACCGGCCCGATAGCTCCGTCAGCAGTGACACCAATCGCCTCTTGTAGGAACTTTGCAGCCCTCCCAGGCCCACTGTTGATCGCAGTGTCGAACACGCAGTAATCGATCCCGGTCGGCAGATCATCGCCTTTGACTGCATCCCAATACTTCTGGCGATAGAGCGGCATGACATCAGCAGGTGACAGGTTTCTCATGTCCTCTGCGCTGACAGGATGACCACACCACTTCTCCCAGGTTGCTTTTGTGCATCCAAGGTTAGTGATTCCACCAGGATCTTTCGGATGGTCAACGTACCCCCCTTCATGATGCAGCACAAAATCCAGACACTGCGGAAAGTTTCCCTTCACTTCTTAGCCCTCATGTCAATGATTTTTTCCAGAGTCCTGCCGCCGAAATAAAAGCTCATAATCAGCATTCCCCACTGACCAAGAAGCTCGACATAGTTCTGGTTGGTGTCTTTACCGAATGCACTCATCATCGCAAACGTAAAGTAGCCAGCCAAGATTGCAATCAGCGTCATCGGTCGGATATTCTTGGACAGCCATGAGTCGCTGCCCATATCGGCCTTTAGCCGTTCTGTCAGATTATTCTGCTCTGCCTTGAACAACTCGGTTTCGTTAGCCATCTTTGCTAACTCACCGTTCTGCTGCATCAGCGCAAGCTCTGCTTGAGCCTTGGCTTTAGCCTCTGGATCGGGGATCACCTTATCAAGGATCTTCCCTGCAAACGGTAGCAACGCACTAATCGCTGGCAGCATTGCGCTTCTCCAGTGCTGATGACAATGATTTCCGGCCTACAACACCACCAATCGCGCCGATACACAACAACATAATATCTTTCAGGATAGCGAGGAATGCTTCATCAATCGGGCTGATCCTCTCCATGTCATGCTCGACAAACAGCACACCACCAAGGATCGTCAGCACAGACACAACAAGGATGCCGGTCAGTGACAGAGTGATAGCAGCCCAGACTCTGACCTCGATTTCTTCGTTGGTCATTCCATTTTCTCAACGATGAATGCAATCATGTGATAGATGATGATGCCGCCCATTGCCAGAACAATGCTGATGAAAATACCATCTGCACTCATGCGGATCAGTTTCTTGCGTCTACGAATCTGGTCGTAGACCATTTTCTCGCGCTGCTCTTTGATCTTCCGGCGCATCATGATGAACTCGTTATAACCTTCCTTGCCGAGCCACCACAGTTCACCCAGAGTGAACATATGCCGGATCTCTTCCTCCATCTGCTGGATCTTGATCTTGGCAGCATAGGTGTCGAATGCTTCAGCAGTCG